CGCAAGACCCGCTGGGGTGTTGTCATCAGGCTGCTCTAGTCCGTCATTAAATTGACCCATGATTTATCCTATCCTTGTGCTTTGTTTCGGCGCTGTGTCCCAAATGTCATCGAGACAAAACTGATAATTGATTTGTTCGGCAGGGGTAACATCGATCACCGTTTGGGCAACCTCGCGCTGCCTTCTTGCCTTGAGTTTCTTTGCCACAATCGCAAAATATCTAAAGGAGTCACTCGCGTGGCTGTGTTGGTCATGTTTCGGCTTGAGTCGAAATACTCCCGCCTTCTCATCCCACTCGCGGCAATAGCCACGGATATGCTCCAAGCCCTCATAGGTCGCTGTCTCCTGAAACCAACACATCGGAATCACTTGCCGTGCCGCCTCGATCCCGTCTTGCAAACTCATGTCAGGCACCAGCTGCGGCCTGATCCCCGCTTGCAAGAACGCTTCAACCATCGACCTACCGGTTTGCAGACTCTTGGCCTTCGCATCGTGCGGCAACCACACATCCGCAACCTTGTACGGCAGCGCCTGTATCCACTCTATGTAATGACTGATCGGCTGGCTGTTGGCTTCGTAAAAGTCAATCAGCCGGTAACCCTCTGATGTTGTCTGCCACACCCACCAGGAGCAACTGTCCGTGAACCCCAAGTCGGCAACAACCTCAACTGGCAAATCCTTGTCAATCGGAAAGTTCTGAACCTGTCCCGCATCAAACAGTTTGCCAAGTTCTTTCGCCCAGATCGCTCCTGGTATCGAAGCATCAAAGCTGCACTCAAACTCGCGAAGGTAGGCATCCTCCGTCATCTGCGCCCTCGCATCCCTCAACTCCTCTGGATGCAACAACCCTGACGTACTCGCCTTAACTTCCAAAAATACATGCGTCTCAGGATTAAGCCTCGCCTCTTCACGCATATTCCAAAAGAAATTTTTCCCCTTCGGAGTCCCGCAGAACACGGCCCAACCGCGCCGATCAGCCAAAGCAGGCCTCAAGACGGCGTACCAAACCGATGGACGCATATCGCCCACCTCATCCAATACCACACCGTCAAAATACAACCCGCGCATCGAGTCAGGGTTATCCGCACCGCCCACAAATATCTTCGCTACCCCGCCGCGACTCTGCACGCTAATCGTTAACTCGCTCTCATTAGGTTTTCCAACCCAAAACTCTCGCGTCAACTCTTTCAGGTACGTCCACGCTACCCTCTTCGCCTGTTCTCGAAACGGCGCAAGGTACGCAAACTGAGGGTTCTCCAACTCCGTCTCTAACGCACCCAGCACCAACTCCACACACGCCGAGACCGTCTTACCCGCACGCCGATGACAGACCAACACCACCCACCGCTTACTACGGTTGTGCAGCGTCTCACCAAATAATCGCGGCTTGTATTCGCTTAACTTCATGCTTCCCTATGGGTAAACCGTTAGACGAAAAAACTTACGGAAATTGAAAAAAAAAATCAGCAAACGGGTTTTGCAGGGTTATTACCTGTGGGGATGATAATTCCACACATGTTTTTGAACAAGGTGCTTGCTCAGATGACAAAGTAGGAATAAATTGAGGGCGTTGTCGTGAAGGACAAGTAAGCCGTTTAAGTCTGCATCTTGATTCCACTTTCGCCTTGAAGCCGGTAGTGGGATTCCTTCACCAAGATGCAGATTTAAGCGGCTTTTTTATTCTCTTCAACAAAGACCCGGGGCCATTACCCAGCCCTTGAGACGGTAGATTCGACCAACTCAGATAAACGTGGCAAATGAGGCAAGAGGGACTAAAACACCCTGCGACCAACTCAGGTAGCTTTCGAGCACCAGCCTAGATAAACGAGAGAATCAACGGTTTTTTTAACCGTGCCACCTGTTTATAACGGGTTAGGTTTAATCTTGTCTTAATCTTCCTGGTATTACCGTAGCGAGTCCCGAAGCCCCAAAGCGAGAGGGACGATAAGCAGCCAATCATCCGCTAATAGTCCGCTAAGAGATGACTCAGAGCGAAAATGTAGGGGGGAAAAAAATAAAAAAAATCGAAAAGGTAGGTGGACTTGTCCTGTGCCAGAACCAGCCACCCCCCCAGTCGGGCCTGAACACCCCTCCCGTCCAGTATTCATGCGGGTTTCAAGCCCTTTGTGTGCCAGAATGCCGATGAATGCTAGCGATCCTCTGAGATGCCCGTAAACAGGGGCTTTCAAGCCTTCGATCCCTCTACCCCATCCCCGCCATCTGATAATTCGGATTTGTAATCCGAAGGTGTAGAGGGGTAAGCCTCTGATTCTATTGGGGAAACATCGATTACCTTCGCTTGGTGTGGCAATATCGCACTAACGGATCGTGAAATATTTCGGGATTGAAGCCACGGTAGATCAATTCTAAGGTTTTCCCCATCGGCATCGGTAAGGGCTAGACGATCCCCATAGATTTTGGGCAATACTTTCGCGAGGATGAATTTTCGCGTGTCTATTCTCAGCCTAGCCCTGTTAACACTAGCCATATCAAACCTAACCCTTCCATCCCCTTCAACGATCCGATCCCTACTCACATCATCCGCAATCGCGATAATTTCATGCGCCATTATTTCGGCTTGAATCCTTCGCGCATCCATATATCGATCCCTGTAATCCTTCACGGATAACCATTTAGCGAAATTGCGCGGATTGATGCCTTCCCTCTTGAGAGCGGTAGCAAGCGAATCCCCCTCTGAGATGGCGGTAAGTATTCGATCCGCTATATCGGGATTCCAATAGGTTTTCGGCAATCTACCCTTTAAGCTTTGCTTGATGCGATCCTCTAATGGTTCATCGATTGCCAATTGCTTTGTGCGCGCCATATAAGCCCCCTTAAAGCCCGAATTGTAGTAACCCGTAGGTATGGGTGCAATACTTCAAGCGATGCCGTCTAAGCCCTGAAAATATTTTTTAATTTGTTGCATCCTATCCACACCTATAGGTAATAATCTGCTAATATCTGTTTCATGCACTTTGCATACAAGGGATCGCCACCTAATTAGGCGAAGGGAATACCGCAATGAAAAACGCAATTTATCGCTTACTTGCCAAGGGCTTCGCCCCATACAAGATCATCTATTCACCCATCAATTTGTTCGATGCTAAACAGGTCATTTATGCATGGTCTGAGCGGGAAGCCATCGAATGGGTATCTTGCGCATTCAATAGTGATTTTGTGCTGATTACCAATCGGTACGCTATGGATAAGATCATTGCCACACGTTCACGGGTTACCGCCTAATTTTTATTTGATCATTCGATCAAGAGGATCACCGCTCTATCAGGTGAAGGGAATACAAAAATGTCATATCACCAATTGCTTTCTATCGGTACAAATGCAAAGACCATCAAGGGCGATAAATACGGGTTTAAGACGGGGGTTTTATATCTTGCCCCTTATGACCTATCAGGGCATCAAACGTGCCCAATGGCGAAGCTTGCGGGATGCATTGCGGGATGCCTTAACACAGCGGGAAGGGGTGCATTCACCAATGTACAAAAGGCACGCATTGCTAAAACTAATCGCTTTATGTCTATGCGGCAAGCCTTCATGAACGATCTAGTCAAATCAATTCGCTTTCTGATTCGCAAGGCTGAAAAGGATCACATGATCCCCTTAGTACGTCTAAACGGCACATCGGACATTAGATGGGAAGACATAACCTTCATGCATGAGGGCAAGCTTCAAACCATATTTGAAGTATTCCCCCATCTAGATTTTTACGACTATACAAAGCTTCCCAATCGCAAGGGCATACCAAAAAATTATGACCTGACTTTCAGTTATTCGGGCAAGCCTGAATTTTTACCCTTCGTTAAAAAAGCCATCGATCAAGGCATGCGGATCGCTACAGTATTTCGCTCTAAGGGTGAGATTCCCGCTAGCTTTATGGGGCGCGAAGTGATCGATGGGGATGATAGCGATATTCGCCACAATGAACCAAAAAATGTAATTGTGGCTTTGTATGCGAAGGGCAAGGCAAAAAAGGATCATTCGGGCTTTGTGGTTGATAGCGATCGGATCGCTTACCAGCGCGTTATTAAAATTAACTTAGCGGCATAAAAGGGGCAAATTATCATGCAAAGGAAACGATTCTATAACGTGTGGGTTAATCAATATGACGCTAGTTCATACGATGGGTATTGCGGCATGCGAACCTATTGGATTCACAAAGTGAAGGGGCTATATATCGCTTCACAAGACTATAACGGCGAAGACGTACTTACCGCTAAAACCTTGAAAGAAATGTCTTTAAAGCTTGCTAAACACGTCCCAATTAAAAACCCTAGGAGCATCTACTAATGTCGCATCCAAAATTTCCGTATTTCGACTATACCCTTCCCGTGATCGAAGGCTTCAAGGATGTATCTTGGCACAATGATGTATGCCCTTCGCTTGCCAATGATGATCTAGGCTTAAAGCTTTTTTGTGATTTTGATAATCCAAAATTGCGGGAATGTGGCGGTAATAAATTCACCCTCTACCTATTTGATGTTGAGGATTCGCTAAACGATGTTTTCATTGCATCGAATGATGATCTAGGGGCGATCCTTCAAGCCATCGAATTATTCAAATCACGGCATGCCCTTGCGATGGGTAGCGGTAATTTCTATGAAATTCAGACTAGATTATTTGGTGATAATTGGGAAAATATTTGGAACGAAGGGGATGAACCGATCCGCTTTTTATCTACCGAATATTGCGCTTATGCCATACAAGAGCACATAAGCGAATCTATCGAATCGGCAAGCAATGATGCATTAGACGATCAATACACTTATGACCAATTCAGGATCATAGACATTCGCACGGATCGGGTAGTAAGCCATCCATTGCTTGAAAGGCTTTTTATGACCTATAGCAAAGCCACAAATGAAGCCTATACCTTGGGCTTGATGCAAATCACCCTAGATGAAGGCTTCACATTTTCAGACATTCAGAAAATCGAAAATTTAGGCGTGGATGAAATGACCAAGCTTGAAAACGGTATCAATAAAAATCAAATCATTGTGAGGGTGAAATAATGAAAATCGTACATGCATTCTATGAATCTAGAAGCTTCACTTTTGAAGCATATGGGCAAACCGATCACGAAGCCATCGATGCCTTGATCATCGGGCTATTGATGCACACCAAGCAATTTTCCCTTGATCCCGATTGGTGGCAATTAGAAGGGATTGAAACCGATAATTATGAAATTGGCTTGCCTTACCGTGATCGTGAATTGATCAAATCAAATAAAGGGGTGAAATGATGGATAAGCAATTTGTAGCGTATTGGGGCGAAGGCTATACCCAAGAGGTAAAAATTTTTACCCTTGCGGAAATGATCCCCTTGTATGAGGATGATCCCGATTGGATCGAATCATTCGATGAATTACAAGAGGGTGAAGTGATTGATCTTAGCGATCTATCGGGTATCCACTATGTGCTCAGGGTGAAATGATGGCTATCAAATACAAATTGAATTTACAGGGCATGCAAAAAATCACGGATTGGCTTTGCACGAATGCCAATGATCCCGAAAAACACGAAAATGACATGTATGCCCTTGCGTTATCAGAGTATGCAAACCCTGCTAATAACGGATCGGTTTTCCTATGCCTAGATGATGATGAATGCATCGATCCCGATGATGTATGCCACCTAGATGGCGATCATTTTGATTGGGTGCATTGTGAGGATAATCACGATAGCCCGATCCACTATGCCCTTCTAATGCTTCATGCGATGGGCTTACCCGATCCCCATCTATCCAATACCGCAAGCGATGATCCGATCCTTGCGATTACCGTTAACGATGAATCAATATTCAATCCGTATAAATCCTCATGCGGTAGATTTGAAGCCATGCCTTCACAGTATGGGATCACAGAAAAACAAGCCAATGCATTATGCAAAGCCAATGAAGCCCTAGGCTTCGATTATGTTATCTAAGGGGTATCACATGAAAAAAATAGACATAAAAAGCGATGATCAAGCGATTGAATTTTTAGAATCCTTGATAGCAGAGAATCGGGTTTTTCACCTAGACGATCACCCAAAGGATATAGTTTGGTCTACCCCTATCGATCCTGAAACCCTAGACGCGATTATTAGCAATTGGGAAGCCCTTTGGGAAAATCGATTCCCTTGGGATTTGTTCGATTCGCGCCCCGAATTGTGGGCTAGATGGATGGGTGAATCTAGACCTGAAAGGGTAGATAATCCGCAAGCTTTGGGATCGATGCATTTTGTAGACAAGGGATAAAACCCTTTTAAGCCCCCTATGGGGCTTTTTTTGTGCCGTGCATGGGTAAGGTAGGGGTTCGCCCCTTCTAAGCCTTGCAGGGCTGTTTATGCACGCCTATCGATCTATCGTGATCGGTAGGGTTTGCGTGCGCATTTTTTATAGGTGGAATTATGGCTAGAGAATCATTTGGACGGATCAAGGTAGATCAAGAGGGGGATTATTCGCTTTATACCGATACGCTACCCGATCATTGTGAAGTATTCGGGCTTATTGAAATACTAAAAACGGGGCGCAAAGGGGCGCTAATCAAGCTTCACGGGGGTGCATGGCAAATGATCGAAGGGGGACGATATACCGATCTACCGGAAAAAAAAGTATTAGCGGCAATCGCTGACAACAAGGCAAACCGATGGGATGCGACATAAAGCCCCCATGAATAGGCGATTACAGGGCATTTTGCCCTTGGGATGCCCGATTTTGCTCACTTTTGAGATTGCGAAACCGTTTTTCGACCCAAAAAAGGGGTTTTTTCGGGTTTTTGACTTGCCCTCTGGATAACTCCCGTAACGGGAAAACTGGGGGGCGCGTACCAGGAGTTTGCAGGAATTTTTCAGGCTCATCGGATGAGCCACCTAATCAGATTTAAGGAGAACCAAACATGTCAGAAATACTTGCCAATAACATTGAGTACCTCATCGACCAGCACGGCATTAAAAACCCGTCTGAATTGGCGAAGGTTACGAAAATCCCGCAACCCACCATCTACCGGTGGATGCAAAAAGATGACCGTGAACCGCGACCATCAAGCCTTAGACCTTTGGCTGATTACTTCAATGTGAACCTGATCGACTTGCTCGAGCACGATCTAACCACCGATCAGCGCACACCCCTGCCTTCTCTGGTCACCTCCCGGCGCGAAGTGCCGATAACCGGGTCCGATGAGACGCGCCCCGCCCTGATCGTCCAAGCCCACACCAAAATGTTTGCGGTACGGGTCGAACGGGACGATATGCAATTCACCTTGCCGGTGGGTTCAATCGTGTTGGTAGACCCCACTAAGGAGGTTCTGGGCATCGGTGAGGTGGCTTACCTAATCGACCCTGTGAGCGGTGCGAAGACGTTTCGCAAGGTTCTGTTCAGCGATTCGCTGTGGTGGCTCAAGAATGAGAACCTATCGTATGGCAACACGATGCACCTCGAGCAGCGGCCAACCATCCTGGGGCGTGCCGTCGAGGTTCAAACAGTCAGTCTTTTATAAAGTGCTATATGAACAAAACCTGAGAACCCATACTGGCAATTCTCAGGTTCTTTTTGTCACAAAACTGTGCTGCTCTTTAATCGAAAGCATAGGAATAAGGGTTGGCTGATACTGAGCACGTTCGTACATAAGCCGCAACCTCTGGTCAAGCTTGAGCGGCTTGAAGGTAAGTGTTCGCGCCCCACCCACGATGCCACTATCACAGGACTCCACCTTCTCTTTCAGGGCATTTGCTGCGATAAAACGACCCATCTGTGCTGTCGGATCCTTATCAAGCGTCTCGCCCGTCCATTCACAGTAAGCCTTGCGGATCGAAGCTAGACGGCGTGCAGGGAACACCATCCCTTTGTCCAGCAAGATGGCTGATACTTGTGCATACGGGTAAGCCAATAATTTAAGCACTGGTTTTCTAACTCTCATTTTTGCTCCATTCAGAAATAATGACCACGCACTTACCGCCCTTCACAACGGGCATGCGTTCAACGATTAACTTGTAAACAAGACAGTCATCCAAGATGACCCCCGCGCACTCGAGCGCGTCGAGCACCGGCTTGATTCGGTTATCAATATCAAGCTTGCGCTTTGAGTCGGGCCACAGCTGGATGTGCATCGTGACGAAACCCTCCGGTCCCACCAGTTGCCGCTCTGCCACGTACTCGCCCACCTTCTTGCGAAACTCCACCCCCTTCTTGCTGATGTAGGTGTAGCCTCTGGCATGCCGCCAATGAGTGTTCATGCTGTTGGGCCACGGAAGGTCTAATGTCAAAGCGTTTTGCATAGATAGTCCTTGATTCGTTGTCCAACCCAAGCCGCGACATTTGTTGCCCAGGAGTTGCCCAATGCTTTGTATCGGGGACCGTCAGGTGAGTCAGGCTTGCCGCGCCACGGGACATTCGTGTATCCAACCGAAAATCCCTGCAAAGATTCACATTCGCCGGGCGTTAATCGCCTGACCGCCATACTTGGCTGCATGACCGCCATTGGGTTCTTTGCTTGGAGCGTTGCCGACATATCCACATCTGCAAACGGCACGGACATTTGCCCACCGAAGATGATCGGCTGCACGATTGCGATCCCGCCCTGATTCTTGCTTGGCTCAGGCGTGGTGGTATCAAGGCATGTGCTTAGATCAACCTGTCTGCAACCTGATAGCGGATTGCTAGACTGCATGGCGTTGCTATGGAGCGAGTCAAATGAGTACGGTACAGGCTGCGCGATGAAGGTCTGAGCATGATGCGATTGCACGGACGGCTGATGCGCTTGGATAGCGTTGGCAACCTCAAGCGGTGTTGCACTAAACGTGTCGGCAGCAGCGTCCTCACGGATGCTGTAAGCCATCACAGGGATGACGTGACCCGCGACAAAGGTCTGATGGTTCAACTTAGACGCGCCGCACTCCTGGTCAAGTGTGCCCACGGTATTGTCGTAGGCAATCAGGTCTGTCGCATCCTTCCAATCCCGCGCCTTCATCGCCGATGCCGTGCCATCGTCAGAGTACTCACCGAAGGCAACCATGCGATGGGTGCTCACAACTGGTTGCAACACCGCACCGAAATTTCCCTTGTCTGGCATGCGTTGGTTGCCACCCGCACCCTCTTTGGTCAGGGTGTTGGCTACCTGACTACCATCCCACCACGTTACGCCTTCACCGCCACCGCTTGAAGCGCCTGTTGGAGTTGGGGCGGGAGCGTTTTGGATCGCTTCTCTGCTCGGCGCAGTATCCCGGCGCACGCTAGACCACTCAAAAAGTACCTCGGCGGGATCGAACCCTTCTCGAGCACTTGCGACAACCCACACACGCTTGCGGCGTTGGGCCAAGCCAAAATATTGGGCATCCAAGACCCGCCAAGCGACTGCCCTTTTGGGTCCATACACACAACCAGCGTCCGACCATTTGCCCCCTGGTGCGTTGAGCGGCAAATCTTCTCCGGCAATGCCCGCAAGAAAACACCCGAATGCATTGTCCTTTGTCGATAGGACACCGGGTACGTTTTCCCACACGATGATGGTTGGCTCACTTCCTCTACTGAGTCGAACATAGTCAATTGCATCTGCTAACTCCACAAATTTCAATGTAAGGTTTCCACGGTCATCGGCGAGTGACTCTCGCAGACCCGCAACTGAAAAAGCTTGGCAAGGTGTGCCACCGGTGAACACGTCAGGGGCTTCTACTTCGCCCGTCAACACGCGTGTCGCAATGGTGGTCATGTCGCCAAGGTTGGGAACGTCTGGGTAGTGGTGGGCAAGCACGGCGCTAGGGAATGGCTCAATCTCTGCAAGCCATGCTGCCGTCCAACCAAGGGGATGCCATGCGACAGAGGCTGCTTCGATCCCTGAGCATACTGATCCGAATCTCATAACTGCCCCTCCAACATGTCAAACGGTCTGCCAGAGGGGTTTGCAACGTACTGAAGCGATGCAGGGTGAAACCACAGCTTGATCTTGCCTTCCCACTCGCCGTGGCGGTGCTTGTCGCACTGGATGATTGCGTCACCCTGAGCCAACGTCTGTTCGTCAGCCTTCCCTGCCCTGACCTTGGCTTCTTTGCTCTTGTTGCGCCAGACCGTGAGGATGTTGTCCACCTGATCGGTGATGGTGCCTGAGCCACGGCTGTCGAACTTGCCGGGTATCGCCTCTTCACTCGCCCCCTTGCGAACGTGGTGAACCAAGTGAACGTGAATGTTGTGCTCTCGCGACAATGCGCACACACGGTCTACAAAGTGCTTCTGACCGGAGTAGTCATCCTCACCCTTGACACACTTCATCATGTTGTCAATGACGAAGTGTTTGACATTCAGTTCGATAGCGGCATAGCGGATCGCAGCAAGCACTCGCTGAATCTCAACCGATCCCAAGTGGTCATAAATCCAACACTTGCCCTCCATCCACTCCACGAACTTGTCTGAAAACTCCTTAGTCGGGGAGTTGGTCATCGCAGCTTGTCGCAACATCCGAAAATAGGTCGCTACAGGCTTCATTTCAAAGGAGGCTATACACACCCCTTCCCCCTGCCCTAAAAACCCGATGGCGGCCTGTCCAAGCACCTGAGACTTGCCATGTCCGTTGATACCCTGCCACAGGGTTACCTCGCCACCACGAAAGCGGATGTTGTTATGGGTCACGCCCCAAGGAAGTTTTGCACCGGTAATCTCTTGCCCGTTTTTCAGGTAGTCATCAATTTCATCTGACCAGGCGCTTGCCGGTAGAACCTTGGAGATTGGTTCGGCATCGATCATGTACTGGTTGAATGCATCGTCACCGAAGGTTCTCATGCAGCCTCCCGAACTTCATCGACGAGAGAGCCGTCTACGACTGCGAGAACGCGCAATGGCTTGAACTTGGCGAGATGGTTGATCAGTCGATAGATTCGCTCTGAGTCATCACCCGACAGGTGGACAGTCGTACCCATGACGAACCGCATATCCAAGCGTGCGATCGGGTCGTTAGCGTAGACGTGAACCTCTGGACGCAACCCAAGTTCAAGTAGGTTTTCAGGGTCAAGCAGATAGGACAGTTCAGCAGGGCGATTGCATGTGAAGGCATGCATCCAAATGTTTGGGATGGGGTTGCCGTAGATGCGGGCTTCGATGATCGATTGGTGACCGTTCATATCGCCCCCTCAAACGGATCGTATGCAGCCTCTGCGGTGAAGCCATCCCACTTCTCACCGTTGAGGTATGCAAGGGGTGCAGGACAGTAGCGACACGATTCTTTGCGGTAGTCATCGTCAACCGATGCAAGGTGAGCGAAGATTGTGTCTGCAACCTTGTCCAACTTCCTACGCTTCCAAACTTCTGAACACTTGGTCTTGGCAGCCTTTCGTTTTGAGGTTGGATACTTTTCCCAAAACATTGCAAACTGAGCCGAAGGCGATATGTAGTTCTCTGTCTCTGTCTCTGTCTCTGTCTCTGGCGTATTGTGTTGCTTGCAGTCTGCTAGCACGGTGCTATCTGTTACCACGAAACCCGCATCTATCAACGGTTTCAAGGCAATTTCAACTTCTTTTACGGTCATCCTGAGACGGAAAGCAATCTTTAGTAGATCACCGCAGACTGCTCCGTCAACATCTTCGCTTGCAAGCAGCCAAATCATTGGTGCTATCGCCTTGCTAGCAACAGGCAAGCATTGGTATTCGTAGTTATCTAACAAACTTTTGTGGAGTTTGATCCAAGGTGGGGCACGGTCTTTGTAATGCTG